CATTACCTACAGGTAATAAAAATCTATCTATCTCAAGACCATCAGCTTTTCTATGTAAATCTACTATAGCTTTCATATAGTGTTTTTCTATTGCTTCTGGTTCTTCATCAGTAATTTTACCATAATGTATATCTGGTAATGATATTTCATACAGCACAGGATCTTTTGGCTTTGTATATTTAATCTTAGCTACTTTAGCAGATCTATTCTTTATATAGTCTAATAACTCTTCTTTAACCTGGGGCTGTTCATGCCACTGATTATGTGTTACTATACTATAACGTTGTTCACCATTAAAGTTTTGCCAAAATTTAACAGACTTTACATCTGCCATTGTTAATCCGTTATCTAATAAATGTTTTGCAAATGCTTGACTTTGACTAAGCTCATGGCCATTATCATTATTCATACGTTCTTGTACCCACTCTTCTGAAGTTACAAGCTTTTTACAATCTCTAATAATAGCTATGTCTACATCCCATTTATCAGCTAGGAACTGTGCTCCTTTTTTTAAGTATCCTTTTTTTGTTCTTAGTTTTTCAATAATTTCATCTCGTGTCATTTAATATGTTTTTAAGTTCAATGAACCCGCATGTCTTGCTTACTAAATCTGATGGATCTTTAGACTGATAGTAGTCAGGTATGCATATGTTCGTAAAACCATATAAATCACAAATCTTTTTAGCCATAGCTTGGCCAGGGTTTGTAACCTTGTCGAAATCATTGTCGTATAAAATATCTATCTGGCTAAATCTTTCTTTTAGCTCAGTTACCAATTTAGCTGAAGGTATTTGCATTTCGCTCTGTAGTGCAATTGCATGATAACCTGCAGCATACAAACACATAACATCTTTGAGCGATGAAGTAATGATAAGTCTCTCACCTTTGTACGGGAGTTGGTTATAGCCTTGGACATCTGTCTTTTTTGTATTGCTTAACCACTTATTTTGTTCTTCATAAGGAGAATAAATTTTATATCGATTCTTGAATCTAAAAGCGTAAGTAATTGATTTACAACTAAATCTGTTACTATTTACCCAGAAATGACTTATAGGTTCGACTCCAAACATAGTTAATATTTTTTTACTAACAAAATATTTCTTCCAAAAGTTTGCATCGTCTCTAGTCCACGGCCTACGTCGCTTCCTAAGTAATACTTCAGGTTTAATGTAATCTGGTGTTTTATTTTGTCTATAAGCCATTAGACCCATAGTAAATTTTATACCAGCTTTCTTAGAACTTAGATTAAGATTGAAATCAGAATCGATAATGTTTAACGCAGAGTAAAAATCACAATTATATTTAAACTTTACATAATTAAAGCAATCAAATGTGTGATCAGGAGAACCAAAGTCCTTATATAGTAACTTACCATTATACGGTATTATAGAAACTGTAGGTGAATTATCCTTGCGGAGGTCACTCTTAAATTTCTTACCAAGTATTTTAAAGTTTGGGCAATAATACCTAAAAATGTCATACTCAGTAATTTTACTAAGTATGACATCGGTATGTAGGTGATCGTTACTATCTCTACGATCAACGGCCATTAGAAAGGAGCGCTCTCCGCTGGCTGTGCTGTAGTCCAGTCTTCTTCCTCACTAATAGTGTCAGGAGTAACTAGACTAACGGTAGATACATGCTTACCCCACTTAAGGTCTGCATTGAAATCATGATTCTTAAACTGAGTATACTCATCATTAAGAGCTTTCATAAATAGATCATCTCTTTGTGGTCTAACTCTACCAAAATAACCAGTGTAAATACCTTGATACTTATCATCTTTTACACCGATCAATACTCTAAGTTCATTATTCTTAAGCGCCGTTGCTAGGTTCTTGATCTCTGTAACGTTACCGTTAACAATATCAGCCATGGTATCATAGTACACATTAGCACCTGCAGCAACATTTGCCCAAGCTTTTGTAAACTCAATTAGTTCTCTCTCGCCGTCATAAGCTTTTCTCTCACCGTCTTTCTTCCACCAGTCATAAGTTGGTGCATCAGCTGACCATGTAGATTGACCTACATTGTTTAGCCATAGAAACTTACCAGTTTGAGATTGTTTATGATTGTTCTTTAGAAACAAATCTAGTTTGAATTTACCATCTTCATTTGCAAGCCAGAACGTTACTTTGTTCCATGCTTGATCATTGCTAGTACCTGAGTATGCAGGTTCTTGTTTTACATTTATATCTAGCGCATGTAATTCTGCCATTGTAGGGTTAACTGCAACAACTTTTACATTTGTTAGACCGGAGTAGAATTCTCTACCACCTCCTGATACCTCTTCGGTACTTGCATTACTTTGTATTGCCATATCTATATATATTTAATTATTAAAATTGTGTTAATTGATTATCGTCTGTAGATTCTATAGTATTTATTGTGTTAGCTATAGAGTCCATAGCTGCCTCTTCGTTTACTTCAGTTTCTACTGTAGGCACAGGAATACTAGTCTGATTTGTATCATCTACATCTACTTCTGCAAATGTAGTATCATCTACAAAAGTAAACGACAGTTTTCTAATCTTTTTAGCTTTCTTACCTTTTAGTGCAGGGTGCTCAAACATTTGTTTTACTTCCCATGCTTGTAAACTATACTTATCTCTAATCCCATTACGGTCTATACCGTTATCTAGATCAGCTATAATCATACTAGTAGTTATTCTTGCTGGTGTCTCTTGTTTTACAACCCCACCAGGAGTTGGTTCATTCGCGTCTATCATAGTTTTCGTGATTTAATTAGTCTATAAAAATTTTATCCCAAGCTAAAGGCATGGTTGCGCCTTTTAAATGTGCACATCTAGAACCTGCAGTTACATCATCTAGAGAGTTAAAACTAACCATAGTTTGATCTTCTTCTCTAAATACATAACCTACAGCATCTGCATTAGCACATGTAATTTGTTTAATCTTACCTGTAAGGTCAAGGTCTTTTACTGCTACCTCTTTACCTTTCTTCTCTAGCATTTTGTCTTTTAGATGACCTACAAGAATAATATGATCTGCTAGTTTGTTTAGCTTATCAATCCATTCTTTGTATGCCATACGTAAATACAAATAACCAGCGCCGTTAGGCAATGACAACACAGACAGTCCTTCTTTCTTAACGTCAAAGTTCTTGCCCATAGGTGTCTTCTGATATATTGCTTTTGCATACTGCTCACACCACTCTTCTAGTTTAGAAATAGTGTCGATAGCAACATACTTGTATGGTCTGCCCTGTTTCATGATCTCACCACCAATAGCTTGCAAGTCCTTAAGACTATTTGCTTTTACTTTTAGTGCATCGACCATATCAGAACCGTCTTCTAGATCTATAATCAAACAGTTGTCAAGCTGTGACAATACTGTAGTCTTACCGATCTTTGGTGGACCATATATAACCATATTCTTTGGCGATTTACGGCTCGCCATAACCTTAACTTTAGGTAATTCCATAGTTTCCATATAATTAGTTTTCATACCACACGCCCCAGATCTTATGTCCGCCTTGTGTAGTGTTTATTAATACTCTTTTTATTACTTTCTTCTCTTTAGTTTCGCTAGAACTCATATACTTAGGGTTCTTGCTATTTAATTTTCTTTTCTTCATTGCTTTACTCTCTCTTTAATTGTAAATGTTGACATCTCCGCTTCGTACGGTATCATACCTAGCAAACCATCACGGTTTTTCTCCATGTGTACTGCTAGCAGACCAACAGGATTCTCATTACAGTATGTATCTGTAATCCCATATAAATCATGTGGTCTTTGTAACATCATAACAACATGCGCATCCTGACCAATAGAGTCACCGCCAAACAAATCTGTTAGCAGCGGCTGATACTGTGCCTTAGCACGATGTTCTTGTTCTATGTTACGGTTTAACTGAGATAACAAAATGTTTATAGTGCCCATCTTAGCTTGCAACCACATACATCCTTTTGATACCTCATTTAGTTTTTGTAATTCTTGTTCTCTACTACTTAAGATAAGTCTAGAGTGATCGAATACATTGATAATGGTGTAATCAGGCCTCTTGTTAGTTATATCTACATTAGCCTCTTTGATAAACTCCATATCCCTAGGTACATTGTTAAAGTATACAGGATAGTTCCCATACTTTAGCACCTCTTCTTTAAATTTTTGATAAGCACTCTGTTCTAATTTCTTTTCTACAGATAACAGCTCACCTACCTGTTTGTTTACGCCTTTTGAACCTGCACGCAGTATCTGCTGATAACCGGGCATCTCGAAAGTCCAATACAATACAAGCAAATTCTTACCTATATTGTTATCCAATAAATCAAAGATCAATTGGTTACTAAACGCAGATTTACCTACACCTGGACGACCTGCAATCACATACATCTTACCTGGTTGCAAACCACCTAGTAAGTTTCTGTTTAGTCTTGCCCATTTGGTAGGATAGACCATACGTCTACCATTCATACCATCAGCTACCTGGTGCAATGATGCACTAATAGCTTTTCTTATGCTCTTGAATCCCTTATCCTTAAAGGGATCTTGTAATTCTGTTGGTTTCTTGTCTTGTGTCATTTTCATCTAAGTTTTCATACTTCTCCCAAGTATGGTTATTAATCCATGTTTCTAAGTTTTGCATATATGCAAGATTGTGCCTTTCTATTGTAAGTTGTGTATCTAAACACTTCATTATGTGTTTGTGTTTATATAGCTTATCCCCTACTATTTTTTTATATTTTGCTTTGCTCTTTGCATTAGCCTTAGAATCTGGATCCTTAGCATGTAACACTCTGACACCACGATCTGTAGTCATTACCTTCATAGGATAATTACCTATAAGCTCAGCGAACATCTGATCAAAATTAGAAGAAAAAAGGTCTATGAACTCTTGTCTTATAAAATGTTGATCAGGTGTTTCACCTAGCTTAATATATCCATCTTCTTGTAACTTCTCTAGATTTGGTTTTAGATTAAGATTGTTTAAATATGCATAACTCTCCTTGTAAATAACATATAGGTATAGATAATCGTCAGCAGACATACCTGTCTGTTCTAACACCTCAAAATCTATGTCTACATTCATATGGCAGTAATGGTTATAAAAAGTTTTGTTATACTAATTTTAAATCTAAAAGCAAATATAATAAAATCTGTTATCATCTACAAATAATTTGTATAATTATTCCCAAATAACATTTTTAAGGCTCTTTGTAGCTTTCTTAAGCCACTTTTCTTCCTGAGAATCAGCAACATAGATAATTACTATCTTACCAATTTTATCCTCCTGGAAACGTATTAATCGTCCCACACGCTGTATCATAGACAAAGCTTTGCTTGTGATACCACACATAATACCCATATTTGCGTTGGGAACATCAAAGCCCTGATTAAGAGCTTTTGTAGAAAATAACACATTTATATCATCATTTTTAAATGATTCTAGTGCTAATTCTTTCTGCTTTTTTGTTTTGTTAGAGTGATATGCCATACCACCTGGTATAGAATCACACAATTGATCCGTAAATGCATTTGCACCACCAAATACTAGTATTTTCTTGTCTGTATTTGATGCATATATCTGCTGAAACTTATTTATCTTGTTTTCTGCAAAATCTACAATCTGTTTACGAGCTCTAATACATCTATAAAACTGTACCGCTGCTTGTATTTGTACACCACTAGCATTTCTTTTAGCCAAAATTCTTCTAGCCTCATTAAATGCATCAAAGTTACCTAGTTGCAACTTCCAATAAATATATTTGTTATTTATCTTTTTGTATGTTGCTTTCTCTTCTTCTGTAAGCTCTACAGGTACACATGTAATCTCATACGGACTAACAATACCTAGTTTTACACATCTATCTAGTGTAATTTTGTACACAGTTGGAGCTATCTCATGCAATAACTCTCTGTATTCTTGCTCTTCTGGCAATGTTGCAGTCATACACAACAGTCTATCAAAGTGATTATTCTCAAAGAACATACGATACTGTGGTGATAGACCTAGATGTATCTCGTCACACACAACAATATCATAAAATAGTCCCTGTAATTTATATGCACTCTGGTAACACATAACTGTCACATTCTCAGACGATACGCCCCACTTATCAAACTCTTCTACAAACTGATCTTGCAATTGCACAGTAGGTACAAGTATCAATGCATCACCACCATTTTTTAGCGCATGTTCTACAGCTAGTACACCAACTCTAGATTTACCAAAGCCTGTACCTGCAATAATAGAACCACAAAAATGTTGTGCTGCCCATGCATTTAGGGCCTTTCTTTGTTCTTTATCTCTTATTTTATTTATTTTACTCACAATATCATCATCTTTATTTACCATTTTTTAGTACCTTTTAATTTAATAATCTTATCTATTCTATCTTTCTCTAGTTTATATTTACTCATATCATTATACACCGCTAACTGTTTTGCTGTTGGCAGAGGTTTATACTCTTCTGGCGCAGCTACAAATTGACTATAGTTTTTACCTTCATATCTATACTTTTTTACTCTAACTTCTATTAGATTAGTAGGTTTAAAATAATCATCAAATTCTCTTACTTTGCCTGCATATATCTTATCTAGATAT